TGCGGCGGCTGCTGTGAACTGCTTCTGGCATCGCGATGCAATCGAACTGCTGCCTGCTTCGCTGGCCATTCCTACCGATGCTGGCGCAGACGTCATGCGCGCCACCACCGATCAGGGCGTTGAACTTGTGATGCAGAAGCAATTCGACATCAACACCCAGAAGACCAAGTATCGCTGGGATACGCTGTTCGGCGTGGCGATGTTGCAGCCTGAAATGGCTGGCATCATGCTGTTCTCGCAGACCTAATGACACTGGGGAGGGGCTTCGGTCCCTCCCTTCACTTTGATCTGGGAAAAACATCATGCCGCTTAAAAAAGGCTACAGCCGCAAGACCATCGGCAAGAACATTTCGGCAGAAGAGAAAGCTGGAAAGCCGCGCAAGCAGGCCATCGCTATTGCTCTGAACACCGCCCGCACCGCAGCAATGAAGGCTGGAAAGCCAGCAAAGGCACCGAAAGGAAAGCGCAAATGACCACTATGCTTTACAAGCACCCTGGGCCACATGAAATTCATGGCGACAAGTTCGACTATGTGATCGTCGAGGACGGCGCCATAGATGCAGCCATCAAGGACGGCTGGGCAATGACCACCGACGAGGCGAAGGCAGGCCCCGCAAAGCCAGCGCGCGCCCGCAAGCCGAAGGACGAGGAATAAGGCATGGCCTATACGAAGCGCGACATCATCAACATGGCCTTCAAGGAAATCGGCTTGGCTGGATATGTGTTCGATCTGCAGCCGCAGCAGCTTGAAGGCGCGCTTCGTCGGCTCGATGCAATGATGGCGACCTGGAACGGCAAGGGCATCCGCCTCGGCTATCCGCTGCCGTCCTCGCCGGGATTGAGCGATCTGGATCAGCCCACCGAGGTTTCCGATTTCGCAATTGAGGCGATGGCGCTGAACCTCGCTGTGCGGATCGCGCCAGGCTACGGCAAGACGGTCTCGCCAGACACCAAGGCTTCGGCCAAGAACGCCTATAACCAGATCATCGCGCAATCGGCCAAGCCGATCGAGATGCAATTGGATAGCATGGCTATTCCGAGCGGCGCCGGAAATAAGGACTGGGGTTATTCCAACGACCCGTTCTTGCGCCAACCCACTGATCCGCTGACGGTTGGCCCGGACAGCATCCTCGATTTGGAGTAAACCGATGACCAGCATCAACAAGCTATCCGCCCTCGACACGCTTTCCCCAGGCAATTTGCTTGCGGTCTGGGCCACAAACGACGGCGACACGCGCAAGGCATCAATCAGCCTGCTCACCAGCTACCTGCAGGGCGCACTGGTGCTGCCTGGGGCGCTGACGACGCAGTATTCCGCGCCAAGCGCCACAGCCTTCACGGTGACCGTCGCTCAGGGTGACACTTGGCTGATCCTGACGCCCACCGGCACCTTTGCGACCGGCACGATCGTTCTGCCTTCTGCGCCAGGGGATAAGGCCGAGGTCAGCGTCAACTGCACACAGATCGTCACCGCGCTGACCGTTTCGGCGGGTGGCGCGACGGTGACGGGCGCACCGACAACCTTGGCGGCGGCCAATGCGTTCTTCACCATGCGCTTTGATGCGGCCACGTCGGCTTGGTACCGGGTGGGCTGATGCAAATTCCAATCCTCAACGGCATTTTCACTGATGGAAGCCCGAACTTTCGGACCAGCTATCCGGTGAACTTGGTCCCGGTCCCGAAGTCGACCGGGATTTCGGAGGGCTATCTGCGCCCTGCCGATGGGATCGTGAAAACTGGCGACGGCCCAGGCGCCAACCGTGGCGGCCTCAACTGGAACGGCGTGCTTTATCGCGTGATGGGCACCAAGTTGGTCACGGTGGCGCAGAACGGAACTGTCACGGTGATCGGCGATGTTGGCCCTGGCGGTCGCGTAACGATGACCTACAGCTTTGACTATCTGGCAGTGGCATCAGGCGGGCGGCTCTATCTCTACAACGGCACGACGCTGGCGCAGGTCACTGACCCAGATCTAGGCACGGCGCTGACGGTGGTCTGGGTCGATGGCTATTTCATGACGACCGACGGCGAATTTCTTGTGATTACGGAACTGAACGACCCGTTTGCGGTGGATCCGCTCAAATATGGGTCGTCGGAAGCTGACCCCGATCCGATCAAGGCGTTGCTCAAGCTGCGCAATGAAATCTATGCGCTGAACCGGCACACCATCGAGGTGTTCGACAACACCGGAACTCCTGGCTTTCCGTTTCAGCGCATCTCGGGTGCGCAAATCCAAAAGGGCACGCTCGGCACGCACACCTGCTGCGTTTACAATGAAACCATTGCATTCATGGGCAGCGGCGTGAACGAGAGTGTCTCGGTTTGGATCGGGGCAAACGGCACGGCGCAAAAGATCGCCACCCGCGAGATTGAAGAAATCCTTGCAGGATATACCGAAGCCCAGCTTTCGACTTCGTTCATGCAGGAACGGACCGAGGGTGCGCACCAATTCTTGGAAATTCATCTGTTCGATCAAACGATCGTGTTTGATGCTGCGGCCTCTCAGGTTCTCGGCCAACCGGTGTGGTTCTTTCTGCGATCAACGCTTGTCGGGCTTGGCCGCTGGAACGTCTGCGACGCGGTCTGGGCCTATGACCGCTGGAACGTCTGCAAGCCTGGCGCGACCGATGTGGGCTATCTGGACAAGAACATTGCGACCCACTGGGGGCAGATTGTCGGCTGGGAGTTCGGCACGATGATCGGCTACAACGAAAGTCGCGGCGCGATCTTCCACGAAATGGAACTGGTGGCTCTCACAGGCCGCGTGCAGCCCGGTGCTGACCCGACGGTGTGGACGTCCTATTCGGTCGATGGCCTGACCTACAGCGTCGAGAAGCCCGCACGGGTGGGCACGCTGGGCCAGTATGACAAGCGGATCGTATGGCTGCAGCAAGGTAGCATGCGGAACTGGCGGCTGCAGAAGTTCCGGGGCACCAGTGATGCCCAGCTTGCAGTGGCACGCTTGGAGGCGCGGCTTGAGCCGCTGAACTTCTGATGGCTGATCCGACCCCGCTCAACCGAAACCAGATCGCTCGCTTTGTCGGGAATGACCCGGACGCTATCCGGGCGATCGAGCGCCTGTTCACTGTGGCTGGACAACTGACGCCTGCGGACATTGCAACGCTCACGCAACTGATTTTCGACAATAGCTATGCGGTGGGTGCCGCTGATAACAAGGCAGAAGTGGCGCTGTCAACCGCGACATCTGCGGAGCGGCTGGCTGATCTTCTGGCGAAGGCACCGATTGCCGAAACTCACAACTCTGTGCGGACCGACTATGTTGATTTTAATTTGTCTGCTCCGCACGTAAGCAACATCGGGAGACTTGCTTGGAATGGCAAAGATCAGACACTTGATCTAAGCATGGAATACGATGTCGTCCAGCAGATCGGCATGGAGACATATGCCAGGGTGGCGAACTTCACCGGCGTGACGATCCCCAACGGCACAGTCGTAGGGTTCACCGGCGCCATCCCTGACAGCGCGCTGGCGGTCGCACCGTACCTGGCCGATGGTGCAACCCCGTCCCTGTATGTGGTCGGCGTGATGACGCACGATCTGCCCGACACTGGCGACAAGGGATACTGCACGGTCTGGGGCTTTGTCCGCGATCTGAACACCAGCGCCTTCACGCTGGGCGACATTCTCTATGCATCGCCCACTGTTGCCGGCGGTTTTACAAACGTGAAGCCTACGGCGCCCGACAATGTGATCCCGATCGCGGCCGTTCTGCAGGTCGGCACGACCGATGGCGTGATCTTTGTGCGGCCGACGATCGAGCAGCAGAAGTATTACGGCGAGTTCACCAAAACGAATAGCCAAACGCCTCTGCTGGCCAATACGGCATATCCGCTGCTGTTCACCAATACGGAAATTGCCAACGGCGTGTACATCGGCACGACTACGTCAGAAGTTTATGTAGATCAGGCGGGGCTCTACAATATTGCCTGCTCCGTGCAAATCACATCTGGAAACTCATCCCAAAAAGCCGTTTGGGTTTGGTTGCGCAAGAACGGAACCACAAATTTTCCCAACTCTGCTAGGGTCGCGTCGATCACCCTGAACAACGGCTATCTTGTGGTAACGCTGAACGAAGTTGACTCTTTGCTGGCTGGAGACTTTATTGAAATCATGTATGCATCGGACAGCATCAACGTCAGCATTGCGACCGTGGCCGCCACCGCCTTTGCCCCAGCGGCACCGGCCGTGATCCTCGCCGTCACACAGACAGAACAGTAGGAAATCATCATGGCAGTCACACCCAAGGTTCTGATCCCAGCCAAGCAGGCTGAAAACGCGCAGACAACGCAATACACGGCTGATGCCGTCAAGGCGATCATTGACAAGTTCACTGTCACCAACACCAGCGTTGCGAACGTGATAATTTCTGTCAACTTAGTTGAAACAGGCGGTTCTGCTTCGGCATCTAACCTTGTGATTGACGCGCGAACCATCGCGCCCGATGAAACTTACACCTGCCCAGAACTGGTCGGCCAAGTGCTTGACGCTGGAAACTTGATTTCAACGCTGGCATCGGCTGCAACGTCGCTCACCATTCGCTGCTCTGGAAGGGAAATCACATAATGGACTACCGCGAAACCGCCCGCATGATTGCTATCGAAGAAGGCGTTGACCCTGATCTTTTTTTGCGCCTTGTCGGTCAGGAAAGTTCATTCAACCCAGATGCAGTGTCTTCAAAGGGCGCATCTGGCTTGGCCCAGCTTATGCCTGGCACAGCGGCGGAACTCGGGGTTGACCCGTCTGACCCGATCCAGAACCTGCGTGGCGGCGCGCGCTACCTTCGTCAGCAGCTTGACGCGTTCGGTGACCCTGTGCTGGCTTTGGCCGCATACAATGCAGGACCCGGTGCCGTGCGCAAATATGGTGGGGTGCCTCCGTTTGCAGAGACGCAGAATTATATTTCCCGCATTCTCGGAGATTATTCTGGTCCTGGGAAAACGCCAACGCGCCCGCAGCCGCGGCCTGAAAGCGTTGAGAATTTCGCCCAAGGTTATCAGCCGCCGCGCGATGTGAACGATCTCTATGCCCGCCGCGAGGAACGCGTCGATCCGCTGTCGCTCTACAACCCGTTCGAAATCGCGCAGAGGTTCCGCTTGCAATGACAAACCTTGCCGCACAACGCAAATTCTGCGATACTGACGGCGCTGAGACGATCGCCCGCCAGCAGGCATGTTCCGCAGAGGGCGAGCCGGTGCAGGTAAATCAAGACATCGCGGTTGCAACGTCGCTTGATCAGATCGAGGCGATGATGCTTGCCGCGCCGCAGATTGATTGCCCTGTTCAGCATCATTTCGGCCCTGGCATTTATATGCGCGAGGCGTTCCTGCCCGCTGGCACCTATGTGATGGGCCATGCCCACAAAGACCAGCACATGAACATTATGCTCAAGGGCAAGATGGCGGTCATCGTCAACGGCGAGGCCAAGGTGATCGAGGGGCCATACATCTTCACAGGCCAGCCTGGTCGCAAGTTTGCCTACATCATCGAGGACACGGTTTTCGTGAACGCTTATGC